GCCGCATGAGCGAACGCGAACTAGCGCAACTGTTCCGCGACATCGGGGTGGACCTCGACAAGCGCCAGCGCGCGCGCCTTAACGACCTGCGCGGCATCGAGCGTAAGCTATTCGAGACATTGGTCAAGCGGATACTTGAATCCCTCGACAAAGGGGGCGGAGTGGTGAAGTCAAGGGCCGGATCCGCCACGATCAACAGGATGGTGGACGAAGCATTCGCCGCCGTGTACCGTTCGGACGTGCGCGAGTTCATGCAGAACTCCATCCGCGACCTTTCGGCCTTGCTGGAGGGGAACGCGGCCTACTATTTCGGTATCAACGCATTGGACAAGACCGTGAACCAAAAGCGGTTCAACCTCATCAAGAGGACGGTCAACGCCCGCATGAAATCGCGCCTTGGGATCAAGGACGGGAAGCTATCCAAGGACGGCTACTTAGAACGCCTGTTCTCCTCGGATACCCCGCGCAAGGAGATCCGGGAAATGCTGTACAAGGGCGTCACGAGGGGCGAGCCGATGGGCAAGCTGACACGCCAACTGGAGGTCACGGTCAAGGGCACGCGCGAGGTGAACGGCGTGATGGAGCGCTACTTCAAAGGCTACGTTCTGGACGCATACCAGCAATTCGATCGGGGCATCAACAAGGAGTACGGCAACCGGCTGAAGCTGGACACCTTCGTCTACCAAGGCGGACTGATCGAGAACACGCGCGACTTCTGCCGCAAGCGCGACAACAAGGTGTTCACGGAAGACGAGGCGGCAAAGTGGGTGAACGACGCGGACCTTCCGCGCACGGCCAAGGAGCGGTCCAGCGGGGTGGTGACGGATTACAACCCATTGGAGGATCTGGGGCGATGGAACTGCCGCCACCGCACGCGCTACATCAGCCGTTCGCTGGCCCGGATGAAGCGGCCGGACCTCGAATAAATACCCGTTTCGGTGTCATTACCCGGAACGCCTATCGCACGCCGATACGTTTGCGTGCATGGCGAAGATCACCATTGAAAGGCTCGACGATCCCAGCGTAACCCGCACGGTATCGCCAGAGAGTTTCCGCCGTTGGCCCCGTTTCAAGGACGCGAGCGGCAACGTCTCCCCCGACATCAAGACCGGCGGCAAGTACCAATGGCGGGAGGTTCCAAAGGACAGCGTTCCTACTCCCAAGGTGAAGAAGGGCGAGATCATCGCCCCGCCTGAAGTGCAGAAGTTGGTGAAGAAAGATCCCAACGCCTGATGGCCACGGTGATCATCAAGAACCTGAAGACGCGGAAGGAGTACCCCGTGTCCTCGGAGGATTGGGAGCAGATGAAGGCGCGCAAGCACGGGCATCTGTTCGAGGTGGTGAAGACCATTGAGCACGAGCAGCTACAGGCCCGACCCAAGCGCCCCGTGATCATCGCTCCCCCTGAAGTGCAACGACTGGCCAACTCTGGCCAACAAGCGGAGAAAGTCACCAGCTCTAAAGAGGGGACGAACAAAGATGCCGACTGAAAAGGAAGCGTTGAGCGGCCTACTGGTGAAGGGCGGTTTCACCGAAGCGGAGGTGTCCTCTCTCTATAACGAGGACGGGTCTCTGAAGGATGACTTTGAAACGGTCGTGACCTCCAAGCACGACGCGCAACGACGGGAGCGTGAGGCCAAAGCGAAGGCCGAGCGCGAAGCCCAGTTCAAGCGCGGGTGGAAGGAGAGCAGCGAGACGTTCGATAAGGTCTTCGAGGAGATCGGCGTCGATGTGAAGGACGTGCCCGCCAACGAGCGCGCTTCCAAGATCAAAGAGCACTTCCAAGGCTTGCACAAGCCTTCGGACCTCGATGACGACAAGGTGAAGAACTCCAAGCTCTACCGCGAAGCGGAGAAGGCGTGGGCGAAACAACTTGCCGACAAGGAAGCCGCACACAAGCAGGCATGGACGGATCGCGATGCGAAGGAGCAGCGTGAACGTACCGTCTCAACGGTGAAGAAACTGACCTATGAACGGGCCAAAAACCTGAAGGCGGTACTTCCCGAAGACGATTCGTTGGCACAGAACCAGCTCCGCTTGCTGGACCTCGAAATTGACGGCCTTGACTTTGAACTGTCGGAAGACGGGAAGGTTGAGTACATCAATGGGAAGGACGGCAAACGGTTGGAGTTGTCCACCGGCGCACCCATGTCGTTCGATGCTTGGTCGGAAGGGGTAGTCAAGAAGTACTTCCCACTGGCCACGTCGGAAAAGAAGGGATCGGCCGGAGACATCACCAAGGGTTCCAAGACCACGGCGGTTGTCGCGCTGCGTAAACCCGCCTCCCGCGAGGAATACGCCAAGATGCTCATCGAGATCGACGAGAAGGTTACCGATGAAAAGGAACGCTTCCAGATGAAGGATGAGTTGAAAGCGATGATGACCACGTAAGGGGAACGGCGGGGAAGTCTCACCAACAACCCCAAAACCCAATGTCAGCAAGCACCCCCGGCAATTTCGACTGCGCTCGATTGCTGGAGATCAAAGACCGCGCGGAACGCATCTTCAAGGATGACGTTCGCAGAGCCGAATACATCGCCGAAGTCGATACCGTACTGGCGATCCGCGAAGGCCAAACGGCCGACCTCTCCGTCCTCACCGACAGCGAAAAGGACAACGACCTGAAGGTCGTGTGGGTGGACGACTGCAACGAAGACGGCCCCGAGGATTGCTCCGACGAATGTCAGGTTGGGGGCATCACGGCCGGAACGCAGTGTGCCAACTACAGCATGGACGACTGCTTCGAGATCGACCGCTACATCACCGAGAAGCAGTTCCGTGGCCTTGGCACTATCACGCAGGACGAGACGGTCGCCAAGATGCTGCTGCGCATGTCGAAGATCATGGACGAAGAGGCCACGATTCGCGGCATCTCGTTCCTTGACGCTTCCAGCGGTACCAACGCGAACGACGAGCCCTACACGGTTTCCGGCGCGGTGACGAACATTCCGGCCACTGCCTTCAACGAAGACCTGTTCGGCTACCTGTTCACCACGCAGAAGCTGAACAAGTTCCCCACGGCCAAGCTCCTGACCGGTCGCCTGCTGGATCAGTTCATGTGGAAGACATCCATGGAGACCAGCGACCCCACGGGGCAGAGCCGCGCGCGCAAGCTCAACCAGTTCGGCAAGATCTACCAAGACCTGTTCAAGCTGGATGACGCCATCGGCACCAAGGCGATGTTCCTGTTCAACCCGAACAGCGTGGCACACGCCAGCAAGAACTACTTCAGCGCGACCCCGCGCGAGGTGTTCCCCGACGGCGGTGGCAAGCAGCAGCAGTACACCATGGACTCCCGGAACATCCCCGGCTTGGTGTACGACGTGATCTATCAGGAGATCTGCGTGGGCAACGACATCCGCCACTCGTGGCGTTTGAAGACCAAGCAGGGCTTCTACCTGAACCCGCTCGGTTGCAACAACGGACGCACTGGCGTTCTCCAGTTCAACTGCGCGTAACGAATGCCTGAAAGGGCGGGACGCTTGTCGCCTTAGGACCGGCAAGCTCCCGCCCGATCGGGTGAAACACAAGGAAGATGAGCAACCCCGCCCAGTGCTTCGATAGCGTCATCGGACTGACGCGGAACGAGTGTCAGTGCTACACGGACCTGCCCGCAGACGCTGCGGATAGCGCGTCCGAATTGTGGCTTGACGAAACGCCGGGGCTGGACCTTCAAAAGCTCTTCAGCGCGGCGTCCTGCGGGAACACGGCCGGGCAGATGATGAGCAAGGCGCGGGACGAGGGAATGAAGTCCACGCGGGATGAACTGCTGCGCTATGTGACCTCGAACACCATCCGCACGCGGCCCGAACTGATCGGCCGGTCCGGTGGCGTTGGCGCTCAGATAGGCGACGATAGCAAGTCATCCAAGACCGTGGCCTTGGGATACTCCTACCATGGTCTGTCCGTGATGTTCGCCCACCACGTCGGGGGCACATTCACGTTGAAACGCATCGGGACCAAGTTCCGGTCTACCGGCACGATCAACGTGTCGGTCTACGATATGAACGCCGAGGACCGCGATACTCCAATTGCCACACGCGCGGTATCCATTCAACAGAACCGGTCGAAGTTCACTGACATCGAACCGATCACCCTTTCGCTGGAGACGGAGACAAGTCAGAACCCATGGTTTCACTTCCTGTTCGAGCCTTCGGGAGAGCAGGCTATGTCGGTGCTGATCGACAAGACCGACTGCGGATGCGGTGGGCGCACAACGGGAAGGGGTCTTCAATGGAACTCCTCACATCCTTGGTTCGAGAGCGGGGTGAAAATGAACGGCCAGTCGTGGACACTGTGGGCCATGGCCGCGGGAACGCGCGGAAACGACCTGACCACGCGCGAGGATTGGAACGTCACCAACGAGACGCAAGGGCTGATGCTGGGCGGCGACTTCAGTTGCAACGCCCTCACGTCCATCTGCAACGGAGACCCGGACTACCTGACCGACCCCATTCAGGTGGCCTTCGCGCACGCCGTGCGCTATCGTGCAGCAATGCACCTGATCGACATACTGGCGGCAGGCACCGCCGTTGACCGGGATGCCTTGCTTGGAGGAGAGGCCATCGGCAAGATGCGCCAGCAATACTCCAATGAGTTCAAGGCGCGGATCGAATACATGGGCGGGATGCTGTCGAAGATCCCGGACGAAGGCAACCCCAAGTCCGGCGTCAACACCTACTCGGACTGCTTCACCTGCGATCCCGGCGATGAGCCGAGGGTACAAACCATCCGCGTCTGATGCCGGTAGAAACCTTGGACGATCTGGTGCAGCGGTTCGATGAACTCATCGGGCAGATACCGCAGATCGTGCTTGACGGCACGGAGGTCGGCGCATTGGACGCACTGGCCCTTGTGGACGAGCGCAACACGCAGACCGGCGTAGACGCCAACGGAACGGCATACGTGGACTACACGCCCAGCTACAAGAAGCGCAAGGAAGACCTCGGGCGGTATCGCGGGCACGTTGACTTCGTGCTGTCAGGCCAGATGATGGCCAGCACCACCACGGGGCTTGAGAACATCGTGGCCACGGAAAAGACCATCGCCGGAACGACGGCGAAAGTCGTGTTCGACGGGCGGGACGAGACCACGCGCAAGAAGATCGAAGGCAACAACCGCAAGCGCCCCGGCTTCCTGCTGCCGTCAAAGGCCGAGGTGGAAACCGCCAGCATCACGTCCACGGAGTATGTGGAGGAACGTATAGCCGACTACTTCCGATGAACGCCACCATCGCCACATACCTGCTGTCGAAGATCGTTGCGGAATCCCCGGCCTTCTTGGACAAGTACGCCGGGCTGGTACGCCCGATCACGTACATGCCCAAGGGAGGGACGAAACCCGTGACCCTTCCCGTTGGATGCGACGTGGTGGATCCGCTGGCGTGCGATGACAAGTCAACGCGCGACCTGCTGCCGTCGGACAAGTACCGGTCCATCCTGTTCTTCGAGGGGGATCAGTTCGTGCGCCGCGTGCGCGACCGCGTGCTTGGTGTGCGCTACACGTCTCGCCTTCGATTGATCTGCTGGATCAACTGCAACAAGATGGGCGGCGGATGCAACTGCGGAGACGCGGCGGCGATGCAGCTCACGCAGATCATCGAGCGCAACGGGGCCGACCTGTCGCCTTACACGCACATCCGCACCACGATGGTGGGTGGAGGTCCGGCAAGGGGCAAGGACATTTTCGGCAAGTACACCCTGAACGAGCCGGAGACACAATACCTGCACTACCCTTTCGACTTTTTCGCCTTGGACATCGAAACGAATTTCCGTCTGATGCGCGGGTGCGCAGAGCCGACGGAGGCCCAAACCCTCGCCTGCCCATGATCGAAACGCTTTGGATAGGGGTATGCGCCGCCGTGATCGGAGTGGCCTTCGTCACCGTTCAGCCCGGCCTGTTCCTGTGGTGGTTCCGTTTCCTGCTGTGGATCGAACCATACACCGGGGAATGGATCACCAAGCCGCTGGGCCTGTGCCCGCAGTGCTTCGCCGGACAGGTCGCCCTATGGTGGTCCATCATCACCTACAGCCCGACGTGGGACGCGATCGTTTCGGCGTGCATCGCCATTGTCATCACACCCGGACTTGTCAGAGCATACGAATGGAGCAAGTAGCCCACAACCCCGTGAAGGTGCCCGAGAACGCCACGTCGTTCGAGGCCAACGGCCGCACATACCGGAAGTCGGACAGCCTTTCCATGCGCCGGTATCTATGGTACCAGCGCATCAGCGCGGAACTGGCCATCGGCCTCGGGGTTCACGACATGGTGAGCAAGGCGCGCACGGCATTCGACCTGATCAACAAGCTGAAGTTCGCCGAGGCGTCCGTGTCGCTTCACGAGCTGATCGCGGGCTATGCGGACATCAACGAGGACAGGTATCCGGCAGCGATGCGCATGACGCTCCTGTTCTGGAACCATGAGGGTGAGAACGTGGCCGACATGAGCGAAGAGCTGATGGCCGAGAAGATCGCCGACATGGAAGAGGCGGGCATAGACGCCGGTTTTTTTTTCGTTCAGGCGCTCACCTCGGTTCACGGCTTGGTGAGCGCTTACGCCGAACGTTCAAGAACCTCTTCGCCAAGGGACGAAAGGACCCCCTGAAGAAGAGGCTGGAAACCAAAGAAGGACCGAAGTACCTACCGCACAGGATCGAAGACATAAACAGGGACCACGCCGAACTACTATGGGCCATCAGCGACGGATCGAAAACCGACATGGACGCATGGGAACGTGCGGACGTGATGGACTTCTACCGTGGTCTGGACATCCATCAAGCGCGTGTGAAGAAGCAACTGAAACAACTCGAAGCCGATGGCCATAAAACTGGAGTTCGAGGGAGCGGGCGAGGGACTGACCGAGTTCGTGCGGCAGACGCGCGACGCGGTGGTGAGCCTGCGCGATTCGGTAGCTGAGGTCAACACCGAGGTCAAGAAGCAGGCTACCGAAGGGGTCAAGTCGCAGCAGACGTTCAACGCTGCCATCGAGGTAACAGCCAACACGCTGGGCAAGGTGCAGGCGGCGGCGGAAAAGGGCGGTACGGCCAAGCTGGGGAAGGACTTGAACGAGGCAAGCGTGAGCGCCGAAAAGTTCGGTGACGCCATTGATTCGGCGGGCGATGAGAGCATCAACACGCTGAAGAAGGTAACCGAAGAGGCCAAGAAGACAGCCGCCGCGCAAGGCATTCAGGTCAAGCAGATCGACGCCCAGCGCAAAGGGTATCTGGACTTGCTTGTGAAGGTCGGGGCGCTGACCAAGGAAGAGGGCAAGCTGTCGCAGGAGGCCATTGAACTGACCGAGGCATTGGAGGGCCAAGGCACTGCCATTGCCGGTGGAGACGAAAAGGTGAAGAGCCTTCGGGCACGCTTCGCTGAGGCCAAGAACGAGGCGGCGGCGATGGTGGAGCAGTTCGGGCGGTTCTCCCCGGAGGCACAGGCGGCGCTTCAACGGGCGGCCACCCTGAAGGATGAACTAGGCGACCTGAACGACACGCTGGACGCGCTGAACCCAGACGCCAAGTTCCAAGCATTCGGGCAGACCTTGACCGCTGTAGCAGGTGGGTTCACCGCTGTTCAGGGTGCGCTCGGCTTGTTCGGGGATGAAAGCGAGGAGGTCCAAAAGGGACTGCTGAAGATCCAGAGCGCGCTCGCCATAACGCAGGGGTTGCAGGCGTTCTTCGGCGGCCTTGGCGACGGGCTGAAGAACATCCGCGCGTTGCTTGGCGCGACTACGGCAGCAACTACGGCGGCAACGGCCGCTAGCAAGGCCGACGCGGTGGCCAAGGGAGCGCAGGCAGCAGCGACCACGGCGGTGGGTACCGCATCCGCGGCGGCGGCTACCGGTGTTCGGGCATTTGTCGCTTCGCTACTCGCCTCTCCGTTGGCCCCCATCATCATCGGCCTTACCGCTGTCGGAGCGGCCTTCGCCCTTTTGGGCGATGATGCGGAAGAGGCGGACCAGAAGGTAGAGGGCTTGTTCGACACGCTCGACGCGGTGGAAAAGCTGGACATGAAGAACATTGACGCACGGATCCAGCGCAACCGCTTGGCCGAAGAGCAGCAGCTTGTTGGTATCGAGAACGAAAAGGAGCGCGCCAAGATCACGGCGGCCACCACCAACGAAGAGTTGCGCTTGCTTCGCCAGAAGGCGGAATTGCTGGCTGAAAACTCCCGTGCGCGCGACCTTGAACTGGACAAGGCTCAGAAGAACTTGAACATCGGATCGGAAGAGTTCAAGGCCATCCGGGACCGTGCCGACGCCTCACGCTTGGCCGCAAGGGATGCGCAGGACGATGTAGCGAACGCGGGCATCAAAGCCGCAACGCTGCAAAAGGAACTGCGGCTGAAGATCCGTGAGGAAGAACTGAAGAGCGCAGAGGAGCGCAAGGCGATCCGCGAAAAGCTGGCCAAGGACATCGAGGCCATCGAGCAGCGTCTGGCCGCGCGTGTCGCTCAGGCCGAGGCGCAGGGTGCGAGCCCACGCCGTAAGCTGGAGATCCAGCGCGAACAGAACCAGAAGGAGATCGACGAACTCCAAAGGGACGCACTGCGGAAAGTAGCGGCCATCGAGATCGCCGGGAAGCTGTCGGTGGAAGCCTTCAATAACCTATCGGAGCAGGAACTGAACGCCCGCGCAGATGCGCTGATCGAACAGGGCAAGGTGGAACTACCCATCGAGCAGCAGACGCAATTCGACATCCTACGCCTTCAGTCACAGGAGGAGTACAACAAGCAGTCCGCCGAACTCACGCGACAGGAGACCGAGACGCGCATCGCGCTGATCGTGGATTCATCCGAGCGTGAACTGGTGGCCTTCAACGTCAAGCTGGAAAAGGAGGCCGAGGCGTTGCGCGAAGCGGGTGCCGCCGAAGAGGACATCGTGCGCGCACAGGACGCCCAGCGTGCCACATTCTCGCGTGAACGTCTGCTGAAGGATCTGAAGTTGGAGGAAGACGCTACCATCGCACGCATCGAAGCGCAGCAACGCGGGGCCGAGACCGAAGCGCAGTTCCGCCAGCGGATCGAACTGGAAAAACTGGCCGCGCAGGAAGCCTTCGCATTGAAGCGGCTGGAGGCGATCAAAGAGGACGCCACCAAAGAGGGAGACGTTACCCGTGCCGAACTTGAAAAGCTGATCACAGGCATCAAGCAGCAACGCGAGGCGCTACTGGCCGACCCTCCGAAGTCGGACATCTTCGCCTTGCTGGGGCTGAACCTGACCGAAGCGCAGAAGCAGGAAGCCATTCAGGGACTTCAGCAGATCGGGCAGGCCGTAGAGAGCATCGTGAACACGTCCCTCCAGGCGCGCGCGCGTGAGCTTGAGGAGCAGATCGCCAACACCGACGCCATCATTGAAGATGCGCAGCGCAGAAGGGATGAGCTATTCCAGCAACTGGAGGCCGAGCAACGCGACCGCGATGCGGGTCTGGCCAACAACGTCGATTCGGTCAAGGCCGCTATTGAAGAGACGCGGAAGGCCGAGGCCAAGGCAGCGGAAGACAAAAAGCGCATCGTAGCCGAGCGCCAGAAACTGGCCAAGCAACAGGCCCTAGCCGATAGCATCACGCAGGCATCGTCATTGATCACGGCTGGCGCATCGCTCTTCGCGGACGGAGCAACGAAGGGTCCGGTTGGTATCATCGTAGCTGTGGCGACCATCGCCGGGATGATCGCTTCGTTCCTAGCACTGAAGTCCAAGGCACAAGCGGCGACAAGTCAGACCTTCGAGCAGGGCGGTCTCGCCCGCTCCCCTCAGCACATGGGGCAGATGCGCGTAGTGCATGGCCCATCCCACGCCGATGGTGGTCTGGGCGTGTACAATGAAAAGACCGGCGAGCGCCAGTTCGAGGTGGAGGGAGGTGAAGGTCTGTTCGTCATCAACCGCCGATCCACGAAGAAGAACATCGAGATCCTTCAGGCGGTCAATGAGAACGACATGGTGAAGACCGCGCGTCTGGCCATGTCCATGGTTCCGCACCCGGAAGACCTTGCCCCTTCCCCATCGGTGGTGAAGAGCATCGTGCGCGAAAAGGAGCGCATCGTTCACGCTACCACGGTCATGGGGGTATCCTCCAACGAGCGGCTGGAAAAGAAGGTGGAAGAACTCACCGGCGAGGTCAAGGCGTTCCGCGCTCAGGAGGGCAAGCGCCCCAAGCGCCGGGAGCTTCCGGACGGCACGGTTGAGTACGAAGAGGGCAACGTCATCACGCGGATCAAACCAAGGAAGCGCGCATGAAAGGGCGTTGGCAGATAGTGGAGGACGGCAACGGGAGTTGCGTTGGTGGCGTCACCATCAGCGGGGCCGGAACATCGTCGGTGAACGGGGAGTATTGCCCGGACGGAACGTTCGGCGGACAGACCGTGTGGACGAAGATCGGCGGCGTCCGTCTGGAGGATAGCATCGTTTGGGCCGTTCACGAGGGCGAGGCGCTTGGGTACTATGTCATCACCTCCGGAGGCACATTCCAAGATGACCCGCTGAACGCCCTGTATAGCACATTCGGAACGCCCGGAGACGACACGATCTGGAGCGTTTACGACATATTCAGCGGCGGCGGATCCCTGCCAGCACCGTCCGGAACGTACAACGGCGGAACAGGAACGGACGACTACGTGATCCGCGACGTA